GTGCGATCGAGATAAAAAGTTAAACGCTGATTGAGGTAACTGAGATTCTGATCAATGATCTTCTTACGGATAAACGAATCTTTATTCGTTAGCAACTTTAATAGGAATTCTTGATGTTCTTTAACTCTTGTTAAATCGTTAACTAAAGTCCAATCAATTTCCTGTATAGCAGTATTTTCAAGTTCTTCAATCTGTTCTTGATAGGGATCAGTATCATTCATCTTAGATTCGTATTGAGAAGTTAGTTTATCGAGATTGTTCTTATGCTCGTAAGCATCTTCTATCTTGTTATAGAATGTTTCGGGCCTAGCTGATAACTCTCCGATATCATTTATCTTAGCGATAACTTCGTTTAATTTCTCTTGGATAGAATCATAATAGTCTTTGCTCTCTTTTAGATCCTTGTTGAGTTTTTCAAGTATCATTCCTAAGTTAGCATCATGTAACAAACTACCGCAGGCATAGCAAGTATGATCTTCAGAATCCTTTATTTGACTTTCCAATTTTTGTACTGCTTTAGCCGCTTGGCCGGAACTGCTCTCGAGGGAAGCTTTTTCCCTGACAAGGCCCTTAACCATTTCTCTTGCCTCGCTCCACGCTTTGAGCGACGTCTGAGCTTCAATTTCTGAAACAATGTCAACTGCCTGAAGAGACCTAATAGCGGCTTCCGTAGCTTTAATTTCTTCTTCGTGTTTAACATACCAGGCTTTCTTTTTGAGTTTAAGTGAATCGATCGTAGACTTAATCCTGTCATTGCTAGCTTTCGTCGCTTCAATGTTTGCTGCCTCCTGCGTTATCTGATCTTTAGTTAACTTAACCTGTTCCTTAAGGAGATCAGCCTTTTCACTAAGCAAAGTAATGCCCAATAGCTGTTCGATAACTTCGCGTTGATCGTTTGCCTTTAGGCTTAGGAACGGTTCTGTATAGGTATTCAGAGCCAGAATATGTTTAAACATAGTATGGCTCATGCCCATTAGATTATTAATAGACTCTTGCGTCTTGCGGCTATCACCTTGGCTTTCGTCTAGATCCTCTAGGCTCTGTTCTTGATTGTTAACATAGAACTTTAGGATGTTTGGCTTGCGACCGCGTTCAATCTTATAATCAATTCCGTCTTTTTCAAAGCTAACAGTAACAAGCATTCCTTTGCCATTAATGTTATTGATTAGATTGTCACGCTTGATGTTTGTAAGTGCTAAACCAAAGATACCATAGCTTAGGCCATTGATAATCGTAGTCTTGCCTGTACCATTACGTGAACCACTATCATCACCACCTTGATCGATATTCTCACCTAGAACAAGTGTTAGCTGTTCTTTTTCAAAGTCAACAGCCTGCGTCTGATTACCGACACTCATAAAATTTTTAATTGTTAAATTTTTTATTCTGATCATAGGTTGTTATAAATCTCCAGTAGGACTTTTGAATCAAATGTATCACTTTCGATATTGATAATCTGATTCATAACGATCTGATCAACGCTTTCAAACTTGGTAATTGCCATAGTGCTAGTAGCCTCATCAAATGATTTCTGTTGCGGAATTAACGTGCATTCACGGATATCATAATTCTGCATAACAATCTCTTTAATATGAGTTGACTCTTCGAAACTAATATCAATATCTAAGCTTACACGCAAATGCATCTTAGGCTTACAGATCTTATCCATCTCATCGATAAGCTGGCTTAATTTAATTGTTCGATATCTTGGCATGTCTTGCCAATCGATATACTGAGGTTTTCCGCCCCATTCTAGTATCATCATGCCACGAGCATCATCCCAAGCATCTGCAAAGTTATGTGGAAAAGCATTACCAATATAGTGGATGTTGCCTTTGTTCTGGCGCTTATGGAAATGTCCAGTAAACACATATTCATTACGAGCAAAGTCATCAGCTTGTAGTTCACCATGGTCTGGCATCTGTACCATCGCGTTCATATAGAACAGAGGTAGTTCAAAATGTCCAAACATATAGCGGCTTTTGATTTTAGAAATCTTCTTCCACTCATCACCAACAAGCCACGGGATAAATGCAACTTCATCCATAACGATGGGTTCAGTAATCATATGGATACCTGGAACGTGTTTTCCAAAAGCAACTGAATTCATATCACGCCTATCCTTGTAGTATAGATCGTGATTTCCAGGAAAGAATATAGTTTTTTCGAAAGCAGCACCAATCTTTTCTAAACACTCTAATCCGGCGTTCATAGTAGTGATATTGATGCTGTTTCTATTATGATTCCAATCGCCGCAGAAGATCGCAGTTTCGCAACCTTCTGCCTTAGCAGTAGCTATAAACCAATCTACAAATTCTACACAATCATCATTATGGGTCTTAGCATTTGATTTCAATCCAAGATGGATATCTGTAAACACAGCAGCTTTTTTAAAAAATGTCATAAGTGTCCTCTAACATTATAATAACACTGCTGTGATTATTTGTCAATCACTACTTCCGCCACCATTGCGATCTTTAGCAAGTTGCCATTCATGATTGCCCTGTCTTGTATAACTTGGATTGAAGTTATTCATTTCTAGGATATCATCACGGATATTTTGATTACGCTTTTCGATATTAATAACTCGGACAAAGCTGTTTGTAACTGCGGCAGTATAGTATGCGAATGGGTTATTTGACTTACTCTCATCAAATTGCAATCCAATCTGAGTTAGCTGTAGGATAGCCTGTCCACGCATCTCATCGTTGTAAGTATAGCCTCTTACGTTACCTCTAGTAGCGTATCTTTCGCAAAGCTTCATAAACATCTTTGCTAGTTTTGGAGTAAATTGCCCGTGGTCTTTAGTAAAATGACCGTTCTCCATACCACCTTGCCAGTGGCTCTTTCCTACACAGATTAAATTACCCTTTTCGTCATATTTCCAATGTTGGAAAGGTGGAAAGTTTACTTTATCGTGCTTGTCTGCTGTAGTTTTAGTCTTCTTCTTTCTTCCAGGAGCAAGTGGTATATGATCAAATGTCATTATACGGAATACTAAATCACTCTTTTCAATCTTGCGATAATCAACTTCGCAATCACTCATTTTACTCTTTTTATCACCGGCTAGTTTGCGTTTTTCAAATTCTCTAGCAGTTAGTTTCTTAGCTTGTATTCGTTTAGCTTCTGCTATAGTACGGATATTAAGTTTATCTAAATCTGCTAATATTAGATCGTATTCGCTATATGCGGGATCAACAAAACTACAATAAGATCCTTTGCTTTTGTGTATTTCTTCTAATAGATCCTTGTTATTTAGGTAATTAACTTTTGCCATTTATTGGATTCTCCAATCTCAGTATAATATCACCAGAATTTTATTGCAATAAATATATTTAAGGAGATTTCAATGTCAGACAGCTTTTTTGGTGATATCGGTAACGCTATAGCAGACGTTACGGGAGCGATTGGCGAAACTATTTCAAATGTCGGTACTGGAGTTTTAAACGGACTTATTTCAGGCGGCGGAATAGGTACTAACCCTAATTTATTAATTAGCTCTTTCAGATCACAAGGGATCCCTCCAGGAGCTGAACAGAATTATTCCAGTGATAATGTTACAGCACAGTTTTCATCACAGGGTAATGCCAAAGATTGGCGTGTAAGATTATCACATCCCATGATATTTGACGGAACATCTAAGATCTTTCAACCATTAAAAGATACAGATGGTATGGTATGGCCATATTTGCCTACGATTTCTATGTCTGGAACTGCTAATTATGATGCATTTTCACCTGCACACACAAATTATCCAATCTTAACTTATAAGAGCAGCCAAGTTGATGACATACAGATACAAGGACAATTCACTGTGCAGAGTCAAACAGAAGGACTTTATTGGTTAGCAACTGTGCATTTCCTGAGGACAGTTACTAAGATGTATTTTGGGCAAGGGAATAATTTAGGAAATCCTCCTCCTATCTGTACACTAAACGGTTATGGTGATTTTGTTTATAAAGATGTATCAGTAGTTGTTAAAAACTTTAATGTTTCTCTAGAAAAAGATTGTGATTATATAGCAGTACAATTAAATGCAAACACCACAATAAAATCTGGTAAAAATGTAAGTTATGTTCCTACTCTATCTACTATTGGTGTAACAGTAGCTCCTGTTTATAGCAGAGGAAAGATGAAAAACTTTGATCTATCAAAGTTTGCAGCAGGCACACTAATAACTGCCCCAGACGGTAAAGGATTCTTATGATGGCAAACTATTCTGCATCGAGCCCTTGGTACAATACTAACCAAAATAATCTATATCTTGAAATGTGGGAACCTAGACCTATACCAGCAGCCGATGACGATTTCCAATACACTATACAACCACAATACAACTATAGGCCTGATCTATTAGCTTATGATATCTATGGAAATCCTAAATTGTGGTGGGTCTTTACACAGCGCAATATTAACATATTAATGGATCCTATATATGATTTCCGAGCAGGAGTCACTATATCATTACCTAAACGATCAAGTCTATTATCAGCATTAGGATTGAGTTAATGGCATCAAGTTATACTAGACCGTCTGATGATATTAAATCATATCCGGCTAAAGCTGACAATCCTCTAAATCAGTATAGTTCACTTAACTGTCTCTTTACCCTTGCCGCAATGAATCGAGGACAAGTAGCCAGTCGGAAGTTTAGCCCTTCAGACCTAAAAAATATAATCGCTAGTTCAAAAGGTGACTGGGGGAAAGGTGGAAAAAATCGTGTAGTTACAGAATTTGGATCTTTTGATTATTTTATCGATGATGTGATAATAGCATCAACTCCTAGTCATTCATCTCAGACTGGAAATAGTTCTGCTAATAAAATCAGTTTTAAAGTAACCGAACCCTATAGTATGGCTTTATTTTATCTTACTTTAGCTGCTGGAGCTACAGCATCTGGTTATCTTAATTATAAATTAGCTCCTTTCTTATTAATGATTGAATTTGTTGGATATAGAGATGATAACAAGCCTTATGTTGATCCAACTTTAACTAGATATATTCCAATAACTTTAGTTAAATCAAAGATGAAAGTTACAGGAGCTGGCACAGTTTATGAAGTTGAAGCTGTTCCTTATAATGAAATAGGTCATGCTGATCAACATTCGATCATTAAACGAGATTTCGTTTTACAAGGATCAGATATAAAGACTATATTAGCGGGCAGCGGTGAAGGTAGTTTAAATAGGGTAATACAGGAGCAGTTTATTAATGAACTTAAAAATCTAAAAGAAGATCAACCCGATACGATAGAAATACATTTTCCTAAAGATTTTACTGATACTAGCAGCGGTCCAAATGTGATTGCTAGTAGCAAATTATTTACTGATTTTAATGATAATGGTACCCTTAAATTTCCAAACCAAGATGCTATTTTTGATAGTGTTAATCAGATCTATAAAAATTCAAAAGTACAACTTACCACAGATAAGAATTTGCATTTTGAACAAAATATGAAAATACAAGATATCATTACTGAAGTAATCTTGCGTAGTGATTATATTACTAAACAACTTACTAATTCTAGCATACTTGCTTCCGGTGATCCAAAGAGAGGGATGTTAAATTGGTTTAGGATTGAACTTAATATTCTTGATGGTCCTCATAGTGCAGCATTCAATCGACAAACTCATAAATTCATATACAGGATTCTTCCTTTTGAGGTCCATGTAAGTAAGTTAATACCATCGACTAATGTTCCTCCAGGTTACGATAATATAAAAAAAACAGTACTGAGGATATATGATTATATCTATACTGGAAATAACACCCAGATACAGAATCTTGAATTAGATTTTAATACTAGTTTTTTTAGTACTCTACCATCAGATGCTACTACAAGTACTTCTACAAATAATCCAAATCAAGCAGGACTTGATGCGGGTGGTAAAGGAGACCTCCTCGAGAAAACACTTACTAAAGGGACTAGTAAATCAGATCCTCAAAACGGTACTACTGCAACCTCATCTAATCCAAATACAATAGCAGGAGTTGGCGGTACAGGTGCTGACACTCCTGCTACAATACAAGTAAAAACATATCAAGCACTACTAACGAATCCATCTGATCTAGTTAAAGTAACTATGACTGTATTAGGTGATCCATATTATGTTCCTAGCAGTGGTATGGGCAATCAGATAGTACAACCTTCTGGTGTTAATGTACTAAAAGATGGGTCTATGAACTATCAGAATGGCGAGATTGACGTAGTGATAAATTTCCGTACCCCCGTTGATCTAGATCCAGTATCTGGAATGTATAGATTTATGGTTACAGCAGATGAGTTTAGTGGTTTATATTTTATAACAAAGATAGAGAGTAAGTTTTCTCAAAATAAATTTACAAATGTGCTCTATCTTACCCGTCGACGAAATCAGATAGCGGGTGCAACACCGTCGTTAACTCCAATGTTTGGATAAGGATAAAATTATGGCAGATACAACAAGAACTGGTATAGATACTTATAGGCAAGGATTTACATCTTCGGGCCCATATCTAGCTCGAGTAGTTAACAATATTGATCCAATGAGACAGGGTACGCTTGAAGTTCAGTTATTGAGGAGGATCGGTAATCAAGAAGCATCAAATCAACAGCTATTCACAGTACGATATCTCAGTCCATTCTACGGGGTTACTGATGTTGAATTAAATGGTTCTGATCCTAATGATTTTAATCAGACACAGAAAAGTTACGGATTTTGGTTTGTTCCACCTGACACAGGCTCATTGGTTATGGTTATGTTTGTTGAAGGGGATATGGGACAGGGATATTGGATTGGTTGTGCCCAAGATGCTTATATGAATTATATGATTCCAGGTATGGCATCAAGCAAGGCAGCAGCTGATCAGACGAGAGATAGTGATAATACTACTTGGAAAGATACAAAAGCTTCAAAAGAATTATTTGGAACTGATTTCCTTCCAGTGGGTGAGATTAATAGGAATTCTATCAAAGAAGGTCAGTCTACAGTTAATCCAGATGTCGATGCGATGAAAAAGCCTGTGCATCCTATGGCAAAGGTATTAGCGGAACAAGGAACGATAGGTGATACTGTACGTGGAACACATACCTCGAGTGCTAGAAGAGAAACACCAAGTAACGTGTTTGGAATCAGTACTCCAGGCCCTCTTGATAAAAGGACCAATGCACAGAAAGGCAGCGTTGGTAGAGCTGATAACAAAGTTAATAAATTTATAAGTCGTCTTGGTGGACATTCTATGGTTATGGATGATGGTAATGATCGACTTCTAAGAAAGTTTAAACCTGATGAAGGACCTCCTGAATATGCTGATGTAGAAAAAGGTGAAACTGGCGGATTAGTAGAATATCCACAAGATGAGAGTTTCCGTATCCGCACACGTACAGGACATCAGATACTTTTACATAATAGTGAAGATCTAATCTACATCACTAATGCTAGCGGATCAGCTTGGATAGAATTAACAAGCCAAGGAAAGATTGATATCTATGCTGCTGATAGTGTTAGCATTAGGACAGAATCGGATTTTAATTTTGTCGCTGATAGAGATATTAATCTATCAGCTGGCAGAACTATTAATTTACATGCGGCATCTAGAATCAATCTAAATGCTATTGACACTTTAAACATTAAAAGTAACGCATCTATGTTTGTAAATGCTGATAGTAATTTAAATCTAAAAGCAACTGGTAAGCTACAGATGAGCGGCGATACTAATGTTGATATAACAACACAGTCTCTGAAAATTTCTAGTACTACTACAGATATGTTAGTAGGTGGTGCTATACATATGACTGCTACCGGTAACATTGAATTTAAAGCTGCAAGTACAGTAATAAGTTCTAGCACTAATACTGAAATGTTAAGTGGTGCTAGCACCAGGATTACTGGCGGTGATTTCCACCTTAATTCTACGGGTGATGCACTGTTTACCGGTGGTACGATACAGTTAGGTAGTATTGGCAATATTACCATGAAAGGTACTCAGATACACCTCAATGGTCCTCCGGTTACTATTGCTACTCCAGCCCAACAAGCTAATCCTGCTGTTGCAGCTAACGGTGCCGATACTCCTCCTGAATTGGTTTTATTTCCAGTACCGGGCCTAGGACAATTGATAGTCAAGAGGGCTCCAACACAAGAACCTTGGGCTCATCATGAGAATGGTAATCCCGCAGGATTTACTTCTGATCTCACAGATAGAGAATCTGCACAAATGCCTTATGCCAAAGATGGTCCAAGGGTTGAAATCCGCAGCACAGAAGATAATGAGAAAGTCCCTTCAGAGCTTGGCGGAAATGCTGGATATGAAGGAGCCTCATCTGAGGGTGCAGCTGGCGGTGGACAAGGCAATAATTCACGTAGGAAAACCAATGTTCCAGCAGGTAGTGCCGCTCCAACTAACGAAGTCCTTAACGAAGCACAATTAGCTAGGATGCCTCAAGAATGGGCTAAAGATACAGAATTCCTCAGTGCTGTGCAGGCACTCTGTAACAAGATGGGTGCTAAACCTGTAGAAATGTTAGCAATTATGATGCTTGAATCTGGTGTAAGTCCGTCTGCTGTTAATCCTGCAAAATATACTGGATTGATACAGTTTGGCGGTCCGGCTTGTCAAACAATGTCTAACTATTATAAAAAACATATTAATACTGCTATGCTAAGACAGATGAGTCGTGTTCAACAGATGGAATGGGTTGACAAATATTTTTCGTATTGGATGAAAGTTAAAAAGGTAAAACCACCAGTTACTATATCTCAGATGTATTGTATGACAGGATATCCTGGTTTTGTCAATCTACCAGCTAATGAAGTGCTTGCTGGACCTAATGGTCCTCGACAGATTATATGGGAACAAAATCCACCTTGGAGGATTGGCGGAAGAAAGACGAATAACATTATCACTAGAGAATCAATCGGTAATGCTCCGAGGGAGTTTATTCCCAAGGTAGAAGCAATATTAGCCAGGAACAATGTAAAATTATGATAGGAGGAATATAGATGGCAATACAGGGATACAGCAATCCACAATTAGGATCAAATAATTCATCGAAGCCCTTCCTTCCTAGGTCATATAAGGGGTTTAGCACAGTTAATACTAGTTCTATAAATGGTTCTTTATATGATCTAGCTTTAATAAAGCAAGATTTAATAAATCAATTCTATATACGTAAGGGAGAGAAACTAGAAAATCCTGATTTTGGTACTATAATATGGGACATGTTATATGAGCCACTAACTGAACAGGTAAAATCTCTAATAGTAAATGACGTTACAACTATAGTCAATAGTGATCCTCGTATTAAATCAGTACAGACAATAGTCACCCAAGTGGAAAAAGGATTACAGATTGAAGTAACATTGA